AGAAACACCACTCTTGACCTTGCCTTTAATTTCTTTATCTATATTCATGACAATACCTTGTATTATGGTAAAAGCATAAATATAGCTTAAAGATAACTCTACTACAAGTTAAAACATTATATTTACTTAACTCTCCGTTGGAGCTCCTGGGGCAATAACTCTAAACCAGTCAGTTCTTGAATATTTGAAATACGGACTTGCCAGTAACGCCCTACATTACCCTTTGACATAAGCGTTTTGCGACCGCCAAAAGAACTGGCATGGCTTTGTTTGGTAACGCCGTCTACGATTGGCTGGATGAGTGTGCTGCTATCCGAGCCAATGTAAGCGTATTGCAGGCGCTTTGAGTGGTAACTACCAAAGTCCGTCGATTTCGTGGTAACAGTGGCATTGATCGCGGTTCCTGAATCCGTAGTGTAAGCCGTAGATAGTTTGTATAAACCTGTGCTTTTTACACCGTAGTAGTCTGTTCCTATGCGGATGATATGCAGAAAGCCCATATTCGACCACTGTACGGATTCGTTTGTATGCACATTGAGAACGAAACCCACCGAATTGGCAAAGCTGACGCTGCCAGAGGCCGAAACAGTTAAGCCTTGAATCACTAACGCGGCTCTGCCAATATCGCCGCCTGTTAAGCCTGGGAGGACTAAAGAAGCGGTGCCGTTGTATTCGCGTTGGCCGGTTGCGGCCATGACCAAGCCGGGCAGGATGCAATTAGCTTGTCCACCAAACTCTTGAGTGCCGGTTCCAGCTACCGTAAAGCTTGGCAGGATAAGTTCTACCGTTGCCGCGCCATAACTGCTGGCATTAAATCCCGGTATAACTAATGTGGCTGTGCCGTTATATTCGCGCTGTCCGATACCTTCAAAATATAAACCGGGTAATATCGCCTCTGCGGTTCCATGCAGTTCTTGGGTGCCGGTTGCAGTGATAAGCAATGAGGGCAGTCTGCCACTGGCTAAACCGCCCCCTACGCCTGTACCGATTAAGCTAGGCAGGACTAAGGCGGCTGCATTGGGTTCTTCTTTCCAGCCGGTTGCATAGGCGAATAGGCTAGGAATGGTTAAAGCCGCATTACCGCCATGATATTGTGTATAAATAAAAGCAGGCGTTTTAGGATCGACAATTATAGTTGTTGAGCCAGATTTAACGTGGTGAGTGGTATGAAACAATTTGTTTGATGACGGGACAACACTTACATAAAGAGATCCAACTATCGCGTTATTTTTTATTGCGTGATTAACAAAAATACTTGAGGGGATAACCATAATACGAAAATTACTGGTTATAAAATGGCTATGCGCCGTATATATTTTTGTTGAATAAGGCAGTATATGTATTGATAAACCAGAAATTATGCGGCGTGGTATGTGTTTTTCTTTATTAGAATTAGGCGTTACGGTTATCAGTATACTTCCTGATTTCGTGTAATTCATTACGCCTAAATAGTTGTCAAACGCTGCCGTTGGCGCTGTGAAATTCGAGGTATAACGAGCAACTTTAGTTATGCGAATATCATCCAGATAGCCTTTAAAATCTGTATAATTCGTATGTCCACCTATAGATGGATAGCCAGTGCTACAGGTAATAGAACCAGAATATGACCCAGTAGAACCTATTTGAATCCCATCCACAAACACATAAAATGTATTTGATGACCTGACTACCGAAAGGTGCGCCCAGGTGTTTAATGGTAAAGCGGCTGTAGCTGTCATTATGTTAGTGCTTCCAACATTGACAATGACAGAGCCATCCGTGTTAAATATTCTGATCCCCAAGTTAGTTGCTTGGGCAAGTGTCGCATCGCCACTATACAGTGCCGCATAACTTGTAAAAGTATCGCGGCGTACCCACATTTCAATCGTGAAATTCCCTGTACCAAAAGAAAAATCGGTATTTCCTGATACTGTTAAATAGTCACCAACTCCATCAAAATAAGCACTTGAACCGCCAAATTTACTTTGTGCGGTGCTAACATTCGTATTTCCAGAAGGCGTAACCGTCTTTGAAAGGAATGAATTATCCGTAAATGTAGTCGACCCATTAGCCCCATCACAATGCAATAGCAGTAGGGTACTTGAAATATAGGCATCCGCCATGGCCGTTCCTTAAGCGACTGTCACGGTAGGCGTTATCGTGTACGTGTCATTCTGCGCCATGATATAAGGCCCAGCGTTGTCTACTTCAATGGCTACTATGCGCGGCGTGGAGCCTTTGGTGACAATGAAATAACCGTAGATTGAACCGGTATAAGCTGAACCTGTGGCGGTAAATGTCTGCGCGGCATAAGTTCCGGTGTCTCCTGTTACTGTCCACGAGCCATCTGTTAAGGTTTTACGGGCATAAGAGCCGCCTGTAGGTTCTGTTAGTGTTGCAGCTGTGATAGTTTCCGGTGCCGTGGTATTCGTAAACAAGCCCAGGCTTAAGTCGGTTCCGCGATCTGCGTCGGCATTTTTAAGCAGGAGATTGGCGACTAAGGTTTCGCCTTCGTTGGGTAATATTCCAGCCATGTCGTTCTCCTTATTGGGTGGCTAGGGCGATTGTGAAGGTATCAACAGTTGTTAAACTGCCTACCGTTGTCGCCGTGCTGGTGAGCTGTAACACGCCTGATGTGGTGCCAACATCAAAGTCCATGCGGGGCAGGGAGGTTGAAGCGCCCCCGGCATCGGTGGCATTGCCTACGAAACGCGCCCAGCCGATTTGACCTACCGCCGAGCCTTTTAATTTCCAGTTATCTGATGACTTTGACAGCACACCAAGAACAGCGGGAGTCGTGAATGTCAGACCGTTAAGTACATTTCCCGGCGTAAAGACTCCAGCATCTTTTGAGATCGTACCAAGTAGAGAACCTGACACAGCTGAATCCGGATCGGCTGGCCGCGAACCCGAATAACAGTAGATGCACCCAGTTGAGAAAATACTATTGAGCGAGCCTGTGCTTAACAACATGGTTTTTGCACCTGTACTGAGATTAATGTTTGCTATTGACATGATTGTTTCCTCTAGGGATAAGGAGTCTCACGACTCGAAAAAAATCTGTTATTTAATTGCTTCCTGCTGCTTCCTTAGCCTGTCACGAGCTTGATCGTAACTTTCTCCTGGTCTCGCATATTTTTCTATGTAAGCCTTGGTTATCTTAGGTTGTTCTATCTTCTTAGGCTCATATTTGAATATGAATTTAACAATCTCTTTACCACGTTTTATCTGTTTTATATCTACTTTCAGATTACTAAAATCATTTATGTCCTTTACTGTCGGCAAAACAACAAATTTCTTTAAATCGCTGGTTGTTTTATATTTTTCGCCTAGTTGCAATGATTTTCTTATCCAGTCAACATCTACAATTAATTCACTTCTATCGCTCCAACTAGCTAGTAATTCATAAAATCTAAAACTATAAGAGCTTTTGAATCTGGAAACGTCCTTTAATTTATACTTAGTAAACTTTTTCTTTAATTCTGAAATGTAGGGGATTATTTCAGGTGAAAAATATAAGGTAACTTCCCCTTTAATTTTTTTGTGTTCTTCTTTATAAATCCATCTTGCATTAGAGCCATCTATTTCATTTCCAATATGAATATTCCTGTTATATAACTTGATAGCCGCTTTAACCAAGTCTCTATAGGCATTATCTCTTTCAATACCAAGCTCGGTATAAAAGTCATCTACTGTTACGGTAACACCATAATCAACTGGAGCTCTTATCCTTGAATCCCATTTTGCAAGACATAGCAAAATAAGCCGTTGCTCGATAACCGACAAATCATAACTCGCCACTTGAGTTAATTTGTTGTCTTTTGCTACGATTAATTTACTTGTCATATAAAAATCCAATAAAAATTAATAGTATAGCTATTAACTGGTATTTTTACATTTATAAATTCTTTTTAACCTGCATTTTCTCCTAGCAGTTTAGTCATTTTCTCCCAGCAACCTGCATTTTCTCCCAGCAACCTGCATTTTCTCCTAGATGTCCTCTGTAAGCATTGAACTACGCGGCCTCCAACACGCTTAAAACAAGAATAAAACAAGATTAAAAAGAAAAATGGCGGTTTCGCTATCGCTTCAAAATCACTATTTAGCATTCCAAACCGGCCCTTGTGAGTCCGAGAGTGTAACCATGCGCTGTATTCCGTCCGACTCAACAATGGCCGTGCTGACATTATTTCCAGCCGGGAATGATACTTTTCGCTCCGTGAGATTCTCAAATGGCGGGAACGCGCAAATGCCTCGTGATGAGAATATGCGAACGCTGCCATCAGGAAGTCGCGCTATTGGCCGTCCTTGCGATGTTCCATAGCTTGTCAAAGGCGTTAAAGCCCCCTCTGACCACACATAAATAGCGGAACTGGTCGCCACCACCAAGCCTTGTAACGTGGGCATCAAAGCCCGTAATTGGCCTTGCACGATGAAATAATCGCTATCCCGTGCGTAGAGGTGGGGATGATAAGGTTTAGACCACCAGACAATGCTCCGTTTGTCGTCTAGTGGTTTTCCGACATAGAGCGATGAGTCATAATAGGCCAGTTGTTCAACACTATCTGGGAATGGTTCACTCAAAACCTGCACATCATCTAACGGCATCCCTGAAGCGTCGTAATAAACCGAGCCGCCTGCTTCGGTTAAATAAGTTCTGACGGTATAGCCTACCGAGGGCGAATCGGTAGTGATGGCAATACCGCCAGGATTCATTAATTCAAGGCTTTCAACAGGGGCGCTACCGCTTTCAAGGCCGGTAGGCGAGACAAAGGTATAGGTTGCTGAATACCAGCCAGCCGGTAAGCTGCCAGTTGTCGCGGTTAAAACGGGAGGGAAGCGTGGGAAGGTAAAGCTAAGGTTTCTTATTTCATTGCCGATAATACGAAAACCGTCGTTGGTATAGAGAACATTCCTATCGTCTGCAAAGGCCGTAGCAGTACAAGCGCCTAAATTAGCCAAATTTAAATCACTGAGGACACGATAAAGATAACCACCCGCTACGAGGTAGCTTTCGCCTTCAAAGGTCGTGTAGGCGCTGGTGATGTTGGAAATAGCTTTGGTGAGTGCATACCCAGGACGCTGTGTAAGAACCCCTGCATCGCTCAAGTCAACGTCAATGGCCGACGCTAAGGCGTTGTCCGGTATTGAACGTGGGTTTTCTTTGTTGTAGGTTCCCAAGAAGGAATTTATGATCACGGTCTTATCCCATGATTTTGATTGTTAGATTCTAGGCTTTTGAATCAGGTAACACAAACATTATGTTAATAATGCCACTATCTTTGAAGCTTTAAGTGCTTTTGGGTAGTACGTAAAAGTAGACACGTTAGCCAATCCACCATTCAATAGTGTCACTGTGGTTATCGGATTCGTTATGCCTGTATATTCAACAGATGTTGCACCTCCTGCTAGCGTGTATAAATAAGTGCTACCATTTTTCACGGTATTGTTATAAGTAACAACATAGGTTCCTGCTGTGGGTAATGTTAGATTAAACGTACCAAATGCACTAGGTGTCCTAAATGCCGTACCAGATGCTTTAACGACAAAAGTCCCTTGCTCTGCGTTATACCAGCTTAATGCTGCACCTGTGAAACTGGCTACATCGGCTGGACGGGCTATAGCTGTTCCTGCTGTTGAAATATAACTGGACATGGCTGTTCCTGCCTCAGCCTGCCCATTTGTATTAGTTCCCGCAAAAGTAAGTGTTAGTGTCCCTGCCGTAGCCGTTACTGTTAATGAAACCCTATTCCCTGCGCCTGTTCCCGTTAGCGTTCCTGTCGCTGTACCTGTAAGTGTACAAGTGCCTGTTCCAGACATTGAAATTGTATAGGCTTGTGCAGTCGTTGTTATATTTTGAGTTGCGGGTGTTGCTGAGTTAAGCAGTAAATTAGTCCTGGCTTCCTCAGCCAGCAAAGTAATTGGCCCTGCTAACGGGGTGCCAACAGCTTCAGTGACCACACTAGATGCAACTGTGTTGCCGTTGGTAGTGGGGAAATATTTAACACCATCAACTCCTGCACCATGATATGGGGCTGCTAAAACGTTTGCTGATACATATTCACTTGGGTTTTGATTGGCTTGACCTGTTACATCTTCCAATAGTGGATGCCAAACTTCTATAACATCCCCAGTAGTTTCGATTCGAACACCTATATAGGCTTTGGTATTTGATTGCGTACCAGTATAACTAAAGCGTTTCCATGTTGATGAAACCCCACTTAAAGCTGACCCTGCTGCTCCACCTACTGTCAAAAATGTTATATTTCCTGTCCCTGTAACTCTTCTAATCCACCAGCTTGATGTTGCTGTATTTCCAGTGGGTTGTGTTGCATATAAATAAATAGTTGCACTACCAGTAGCCGTTATAACCCACGCTGTTGTTGTCCCATCAGGAGCTACAGCGGTAGGCGTCCCAGGATTTGTGCAACTGGATAATGTCCAACCCCCTGCTACCGTTAATACTTCTGGTTTAGGTATTAAATTCTCAACCCTTCTCGCATTAGCAAACCTAGCTTCATTGGCTTTAGCAGTTTTTATAAGTCCTTCAAAGCTAACAACAGATGACGTTATGTTACGTGCCCAGGTTAATCGCGGGTCAATCTGTGGCGTTTTACTGAAATCAAGGCCAAGCGATGGTTTCTTGTTTGCACCAAACAAAATTGTTTTGATAGCTGCTGTAAGAAACATGCTTTTAAATCTCGGTGGTATGAATCGTTAAGCGATAGACTGCGCTTGCAGTAGCCGCATAAGAACCTGCGGTTTGCATTTCTACAAAGAGACTGGTTGAGGCAAGCGTGATTTGTTTATTGATTCCGTCATTATCAATAAAAAGCGTTGAACCTTCATCTATCGGGGTTCCTAATGCCACTTTCCCCAAATATTTACCACGATCACCTGAGACAATATCCCAAGTAGCTGCGTCTGCTGCTGCGGTTGGAGAGGCGTTATAAAGCCGGATATTAAAGCCGGTCATACCACTATTTACAGCGGCTACATCTATTTCAAGTTCGATAGACGTTATCATTACCTCGCCACCGAATTTGCCCATATTTGCAAAGGTAAAGATGGCTGATCCGCCCACATCCCCAATAAGTTGACCGGCTGAATAAGTTGGGGTTGTCGCAGGTCGCGTGATGGTTACAGTACCACCATGTCCGGTCGGTGTTGGTGTAATAAGCTTTTGTAAAATACCCTTCAATAGCGCAATAGTAGACCACGCACTACTGGAATCGGTCGCTAACGCATCGGCTGAAGTTCCTGTCGCTACAGCAAATACGCCATCATTTGATAGCGTAACGGGTAACGAATTGGCCGCTGTTTTAGTACCGAGTGAAGTAGGTAATAACGCAATTAATGACGTTAGCCGTTGCGATACACGTTGTAGCCTTCCATTTAAACCACTTGAAGCAATATCGGTTGCTGGTGCGGTTTCGGTGACTGCACCTATTTCTGTTTGCAGGGCTTCAACGGCGGTTTTGACAGATAGCTGTGTAGCTTCGGTTGTATCTGATGAACCGCCTACACCTGCCGCCATTTCAACAAATTGAGCGCCCGTTAGCGGATTGCCAGTCGCTTTAAATTCGGTTTCGTTAATCCCGGTTGTTTGGACATTTTTTGATAGTTCAATGGCTGGCATAATAGCGGTTCCTTAAATCAGACACACTTTGTTTCGGTGCGGCCTATTGGCATAATTGCTGCGTTGGTTATCGGCGCTTGGTCGATTGCCAAAGATCGCCGTAAATTTTTTCAAGTGATCGTTTGCCCTGCCCATATCCTGAATATCCAGATCAGGCTGACTAAACGCACGGTAGAGCGTCCATTCCACCAGACTGCGGTGGTGGTTGCGCTGTATTTCCGGTTCGTCACCTGCACTAGACATAGCGTCCAATGGCAAGCGGTAGACTTCCAGCTTGAGCGTATAGGGTTTTTCAGGTTTGGGTATTAATTCGAGAGTGTTATCGTATTGAATAAACCAGCGTGGAGTCCCGTGTTCAATGCGCCAATAGCGATTAATCCGGTCCATCTCTATGCGGTCTGTAGGGTGTAACCGTTCCCAGTTGGTATCAGTGATGACAATATCTGCATAGCACACGGCATATATTTTTGAGTCTAGTGAATAAATACTGTTAGTAAGTGATACGGAAATCGTACAAAATGCGCTGGTCTTGTCGAATAGCAGGTTTTTTCTGAACGCGGCTTCTTCTTCGGCCTCGTTTAGATAGTCGATAAATAAGGTTTGTGAGATTAGATAGTCTGGCACACTGTCACCAAACTGGTTTCTAAAAAGGCGTTCCAGTTCGGCTACGGTCATTTTTAGGTGACTCCGTACAGATCAATCAACCGGGTGACTTGGGTTTTCATATTGGGGATTGACATACGCTTGTCTATTTTATGTCCTGCAAAATTAGTCGCTGCGTATTCAACTAAGGCTTCCGGTGTGTCCATGTTCTCCACCATATCACGCGCAGCCTGCACATTTTCA